AAGTCGGAACCCATGTTATCGGTCGGTACTGCGTATTATAAAAGGGGAAGCTGTGCCATTTGGTAGTGTCTAAACTTACTATACCTGTGTTTAATTGGAGAGGGTAGGTGAAAGAATCGGAAGAACCGCCTCCTGAAATCTTACCTACTTTAAAAGTAGTATTACCAATCCGATATTTAAGCGTATCATCTGCACCAATCCAAATAGAATCTACATAACCAGCATTTCTCAATGTATCCACCATTTGAGATAGCCCGATCAGAATATTTTGCAGCCTTAAATTTGTAAATGATTCTACGGAACTGTTTTTCACATAGCGATATGTGTAGTTCTGCAATGAATCAACAGATGGGAACTTGTTTTGAGCCTGGGAAGTCAGGCTAAAGAGTAGAAATAAAAAAAAAACAATCTTTTTCATACTCCCAAAAATCGAAAATATAAAACTGCTTTTTCCCTATTATGTCAACTTAAATAAAGTAGTAAGTTGAACCGTACTTAACTATTGTTTTGCTTTCCAGATTAGCCAAAGTAAAATCAGTTATAGCCCCTTCAAATAATGAAGAGTCGCCAGTAGCAACCCGAACCGTAATATCTGCCCCGGCTATGTTTTTTATTGTTACTTTAAACCCATCTCTGTAACCAGTATGTCCATCAAAAATTATATCATAAACGTCAGATGCAAATATGATTTCTTCATTGCCTGATAAAGTATAATCAGCATCTCCCACATTGTAACAGGTAAACGGTGTTGCGGTTGTTTTTAAGGGAGTAGGATCATCATCTGTTCCTAAATAAAGCAGTCCCGAAGTGGTATCCTTCGCAATATGCCCATTCTGTGGGGTTACATCCGTAATGTCCTCAACTTCTATGTATTTGACTTCTATCATTGATAAAACACCTCAATAAGTTTACCTGATGCAATACTGCTAACAAATGTTATCCTTCCCTCTGTTCCCGAATAGGTGGGGTTGAAAGTATAATCAGTTGTTGGCTCTAACACAATATCATCCACTACGACAAACATGACCGCCTTATTATGAAGCGATGTACTGGTATAAGTAGTAGTCGTTCCTGTGGTTGTGTGCGTAAGCGATTTTAAACCCCCAAAAGTACCCTGTAAATCAGATGGAAGATATAACTGCCCATCTGCTTTTATCGTCACAATAGCCGTAATATAGCCTTCTACCTGCCCAGTAATCTCAAGGTTTGTTACCACACCACGCCCAAAAATAGAACCCTGATGCGTACCGTCAAGACTTGCCTTAACGAATACTTTTGTGCCGGTACGGATGGGATCAATGAAATTTCCGGCAGTAATTACACTTCCCGATTCAAACAATACGTTATTACTTATTATCTGCCAATCATACACGCCCAATTCCCTGTTGGTACCTCTTCCGCTTCCTTTGGTGGTGGTAATGATCTCAGCGGCGTTTAGTGAGATGGTACACGCAACATCACACCCGATCGGGTTGGGTGTTCCGTACTGAGAAGTGTATATAAGTAAATCCTTTCCTAGCATTAGTCGTAATTGTTAAACCGTTTAATATTGCCCCTGCGTATCAATGACATGATAACTCCGATTGTCCCGAATTTCCAGTTAATAGGAACTTTCGGCTTTTCAATTTTACCGTCCGGGTCTTGCTGCTTCACATTTTTATACTTAAAATCTTCTGTCCCCAAGTGTGTGAAGTCATCCGTATTGGATGTATCCCGAATTTCCACCATTGTAAACTCTGCCGATTCGTTCCGAACATCCATTTGCAAGGTAGTGATCAAAAACTCTTTGTCGGGTATTGCTGTAAACTCAACGGTATTTAATGGTGATAAAAGCCGACCAGATGAATATAAATCCATTAACTTACCTTCAATCCTGGTAAAGTTCCGATATAACGTTCTCCATGCGGCCCGGTTGATGTACTTAGAAAAATTAACCGCAGTACCATCTGCTGCTGAATAATATTTCCATTCGGCTAATTGAGTATAATCATCCTTTAGGATAGCCCCACAAGTGCCTACATTATCAGATTTGGCGAAAAATAATTCATTGTCGTATTTGCGCTTAATGTTTCCTGATTGAGAAGATTTATATTCAAATCCATCAACGGAAACCATCTCGTTAAAATAATTAAGCACATCGAAACTAATATCTTTAAAATGCACCTCATTATTGGATGTACGACTATGTCCTATTGATGTGATTTCAATGGTAATTGTTCCGTCTGCCGGGAGACCTTCACTTTGAATACTAAAATCCTTCCAAAACCTACGATCCTCTACACTTGCCCAACTTTTACCAATAGCTTTATTTATATTATAGTACCATTTCCCATCATCATTTAATGTGTAGTAATTGCCACCGCCAACATTCAGATACACATAACAGAACTGTTGTGAATTTGCCAGCCCTGCGTTTTTTTCACGAATGGAATAGGAAAATTGTACTTTATCATTCTTGCCAACACGATAGCCCGTTGTTTTTACTCCGTTATCATTATTTGGGTCAGTATCTTCATAAAATAACAAATATCTTACAAGTTCTGAATTAGTAACAGAATCAATCTCTATTCCAATATAAGCATCATCACCTACTGAAATTGGATTTTGTGTTGTTGTCCAGTCACTCAATTCATACACCTCCCGGCTGCTTGTACTTAATAATGGCTTATAAACACCATCCCTTAAATCCCAATTTCTAAAGTAAATAGGAGGCTTTTTGAAATTGTAATAATGTACCGCCTCTTTGTACAACTTTTCCCAACTTAACTGAGCGTCCGCATTGATTAGCTTAACCGTTTCATCCAATCCGATTGTTAAGCCGAAACCTTGATCTGTAACGCTTTCCTGTACTAAACCTGCATAGTCCCTACGGTTACAGTCCAGCCTCCCGGCAATCCAGTCGTTAACCTGCACAATAAACCACGCTCCACGAGACTGAAAAAGCACACAGTTGTACGATTCCATGATCTTACTTAATACCGTGTAGCAATCGTCAAAATTACGGGGGCCGGTCAGGAACATATGAGATTGAACAACCGAATAATAAAACGCATCGAAATCATCATCCACGTCCCGCTGATCTGCTCCGGCGGGAAACATATTGATAAAACTCCACCAGTCAAGCGTGAGCCTGGTTTTATGCAAAGCCCATGCGATGAAGTTTTTTACCTGATAAAACCCCCAAATCTGACCGTCTGAAAAATCCCCTAGATCAGTAGTCTTTAGTAAAGAAAGCCCGTCAGATGCGCTTAATTCAATTGATACGGGTGTATCTAAAAAAGGCTCTGATAGATAGTTATTATCCAACCAACCAACCCATTCAACCGTACCATTAATGTAAATCTTTACTTTGTATTGAGTATCAGAAGTGGTTAGAAAGTCACTTGCTGATACATCACCTGATAAAATTTTAAATCTAGCCTTTGATTCTCTTATTCCCGCCAGCTTGTCAAATTCAGCGTTAGGGTAATTGATCTCTAAAGGAGATTCACCGTAAGCTGTGAGGTTAGTAACTGATCCACCAAATCCGTTTTCTTCAATATCAATCTTCACTGATCTTCCTTTGATCGTGTCGAACTCTATCCTATATTTCGTTGCGTAACTCATTATCTACCGAATGCGACTAAGCGTAACATATCACCACGAACAGCATTTCCTGTTAATCCTTTTAAAATTCCACCTCCAATACTACCACCTGGGTTTATAGCTGTTGTAATAGCCTTTAACACCAATGCTTTTACTACCGCTGCTCCTAACTCAACCACCAATCTTTGAACGGATTGAACCAACGCCTTGAACGGGTCTTGATTATTAGCAATAGCATTGAAAAACTGGTCAATACCACCGTTTATACCGTTGTTAATGGTGTCCTGTAAGTTAATAGCCTGTTTATTTACTTCCTGAAACTGCTCAGTAACCTTGTCAAGTGTGGCCTTTGATGCATCATTTCCAACGATACCCAATTCCTGAATAGGGGAGAGTTGCTTTTGTGATCCTGATGTATCTTTTCCAGATACTCCGTTCTGCAATTTTCCCAACTCTTTCAGGTTGGAAATAGCCCGCTCAATCTGATTGTTTAAAACAACTAACGCTGCGTTTGGAGTGTCGAACAGGTTAGGGAGTTTATCTTTTACATCTTTTAACTGAAGGCTAAACTCCTTTGTTTTATTAGTGGTTACTTCTGTTTTCTTACCTGTTATTTCTGTTTCAACTCCTAGCTTTTGCTGAATTGAAACAAGCTGATCAAGTAATATGCTTTTTTGCAGTTCAAGCCCGAAGGATTTAGTTTCAACCTGAACCTGTTTTGTTTTAAACCCTAATTGTTTATTTAATACCTCTACTACCTTGTTTTGAGTGCTTTTGTTTAATAGCTGCTCATTGATTTGCGTTAACTGCTTCTCAATGGTTTTAGCTTGAATAGCAAGATCAATCCTTTTTATATATGCCCCGTATGCTATGTTTAGCTTATTTACAAACCCTTCTTCCTGTTTTAAGTTGCCAAAGTATTCAGGACTGATTTTATTCAGTTCTTTTAATGCATTTGCCTTCTGAATCCGGGAAGTTGTTTCTGAACGTAGCAATTCAATTAAAGCCTCGACCTTTACAACTTCAGATGCGTATGATGCCGCAACTTCTTTTTGAATATCAGCAAATCCCTTTAAATCTTCTTTTCCTTTCTTTACCTCTGCATTTGCTTTTTGTTGTGATAGTTGCCAAAACGTAAGTGCAGATGTTACTAATTGAACGCCTACAATAAGACCTGCCGGGCCTGTAATAGCAGATAACAAAGATGCTTGTATTGTTGTTCCAGTTGCAGTAGCACTGGCCCGTAATGAAGCAAAAGATTCTAATAAAGGGGCAATGTTATTACCAATACCAATTAAACCAAACGGAGCATCTGCCGCAACCCGCCCAAAGTTCTGTAAAGCAAAGGCAGCCCTATTTGTAGATTCAGAAAATTTAGGCAGTGCGGTACTTGTAGAAACGGCAGCCTTACCGGTATTAGCTAATTGAGCTTGAACCTGTTTTAAATTGCTGACCGCATCCTGCACATTCGCCTTTATCTCAATCTGTAACTGCTCTGCTGCCATTTTTTAACTTTTCAAGTCGTTCCTTTAATCGTTTCAGTTTGTCATCATCTGAAAAATCATCCGTATGCAATGACCAATATTTTCTACAAAAAGCCTCATAGGTCAATGATTCAGAACTGTGCGGGGCATATACAAAATACGCTAATCTTCTACCGATCTCATGTTCATCTGATAACCGCTTATTATATCCTTCCACAAACAGATAAAAGTCTTTTGGTTTCATCCATTCGTACTCTGCCGGCTTTAACCCTGCTGCGTATCCGATGATTCTTGTATCACTCCAGCTAACTTTTTTTTTATCTCTTCAGTCGCTTTCTGTAACTGCTCCGTTTTTTTCTTTAATGCCTGTGATTCCTCAAATTGCTTTATCGCATTTTTCACATCTTCCAGGTCGCTATCATTCAGCATCTCATCCTCAATATGATTATACACTTCTTCAAAGGTCACAGGACGGGGTAATTCTTTCACATCGTAATAATTCACAATCCCTGCCCAAATGATCTTAGCGATGCCTATGGAACTGTAAAAAGAAAGGCCGCTCATATTGTCGGCCTCTCCAAAGAATATTTCAACTGATAGCATCCCAAACCGGAGGCTTACTTCTTTCCCGTTTATTTTCATACGAATGATTTATGTTATGGGATAATATCAAGCGTACCTGTAACTGCAAATGATACTTTGAAAGTCATATAACCCTCTGCGGGTGCAGCATCACTCAAAGAGCTGATGTAGCAAGCACCTTGTTGATAAAAATCAGCACCGCCTGACGGATATTCACGTTTAAAATCAAGTTTGGTATTGCCATTGAACCAGGAAAGAACCTGCTCATAGCTTACCTCTGACCCGGAGGGTGCAGTCTCTACGATTGCATCCACGGAGAAATTGTACACCGGTGCTGCCACCGCCTGTAAAGTGGAGCATTTGGTAACCGTAGTTGTCACATTAGCGGATGCGTCCATTGTATTTGATGTTTCACAAACAAGGTTAAGGTAAGAGCCAGTTGTTCCACTCTCCCGTAACTTCAGTAAAACATCTTTACCGTTTATCTGTCCCATTGTCTTTTTTTTATAAAATTGATTAATTTATGTGTCTGTAACGCTTTGTTATGTCAACTCAATTAACTGCTGCCTGAATCTTGTCACCCGTCTTAACACCTTCTTTGTTCCGGTGTCAAGGGTAGGGAGGTGCTGACTGCTTTCCTTTGTTACATTCAAAACCTGAAACCCTGAACAACTAATCCCCGTAGTGCTTATGGTAGGTAGTACCAATTCAAGAACCTTACCAGTAATCACATCCGCAGGCTCTTTCTTTGCCCGAAAATCAAACCTTGTCACCACATCAATAATGATCGTTAATTCGCTCCAAAACTTCTGCTTATTATTATCTACTTGTGCATCCGTTACAGATGAAACGATAATGTAAAAATCATTCCCTGCGGGGTCGCCTTCCTCGTCATAGACGGGGATAATCGTTCCGTTGTACGTTACCGCATCGGTCAGTAGTGATATGTAAGCTTCTTTTAACGCTTTTACCGGATCAATCATTTTGATTCATTTATCAGCCTTTTTAACCGGACCATAAGTTTTGGCCGTTCCTCAAAAAATGAGTTAAAAAAGAAAGGCCGAGGCTTTAAATTGATTTTCTTTACTCCCTTACCTTTAAACTGCATTGCATAACTCTGTAATTCTGCCGGAACTTTGACCAATCCGCCCGTACCAAACTCAATCCAAGGAGCATATTTCACACGGGAAAATATTACAAAATCCAAATCTCCTTTTCGGATAAAATCAGTACCCTGCCTTAATGATCCAGTATCAATTGGCGCACGTTGCTTTGCCTTTAATGTAACATCACCGCAAAACTTTTCAATTTCCCCGTCTACTTCTTCCTTCAACGCAACGCTTTTATTTTCTACTCTTTTAAGTAGTTCATTTAAGCCTTTGATATTTACAGAAATGTCAGCCATCAACCTTGCTTTTTGATCTTATTTGTCAGGATATATCCTCACTTATTGCCACTATGCGCCAATATCGGCCTACTGGGTTAACCTGGAACTGGCTTGCAAATTTATTCAATGCCCGTACCCGTTCCCCACGTTCTAAGGTCTGTATTGAGTACCGCCGGTTGTTGTATTCAATCATGCAGTT